CCTGCGCACTTAAATCAGGATCAAATTCAATAGCCGTAGGAGAAGCGTTCTCTCCATTTGCATAGATAACTTGTTTCATACCCCGAAGATACTTTTTGACAAGAGAATACAGAAGCTGTTCATCAACATTGTCGGGAATCTGGTGAATACTCATAGTACTCCTTAGAATTCATACTCAGTCCAGAAAACAACACTTTTTGTTCCACTGTTTGTCCAAGCTCCATTGGCAGAATCTTTTCTAAGCGTGGCCGTGACTGAAGCCGCAGCAGTTGACACTCGTCCCGGAGTAGTTTGAATTGTGCCTGCATCAGTTGTTAATCCAATTGGATTAGTTGAAGCAAAGGGTCCATTGTTGGTAGCTGGCATATTGGTAATCGTAAAAGTGGTTGCGTTGGATGTAACGCTTAAGTTCACGAAGATTGTAATTTTGTTGCCGTGAGTAGTATATGTTCCAATCTGTGTTGTAATTGCGCTATGTCCTGTCGGAGTTGGCGTCCAGTTGAACCATCCAGGCCAACTCTGTGGGTTCTCAATGTAACTGTAATAATTTGCACTGATTGCGGCATTGTCTATCACGTAGTCATCATTGACAAGGATAGTTACGATTGTATTTGGTGCTGAGTAAACAGATCCTGCTATGACACCATACTGAACAGTTGTTTGCGTCCATTTCAGCTTGGTACCTTTTTGATATTTTGCAGTCACGTCACCAGATACAGTGAATGTGCTTGCACTTGCATACGTCCAGGCCTCCTCAGCAGAAACCCATCCGTCAACGGGAATCACTGTCGCTATGCTATGAACATGGTCACGCCTTGCTACATAAGTAGATGTTCCGTCTGCCACTGTTCCGAGATCGGCGGGGTCGCCCTCACCATCATTGAATGACAAGGCTCCCGCTGAAGCATGGAAAGCAACTGTCCATGCACTTTCTACCAGTTCAGCGGCACTGGCTGACTTTTGGAATATGATACGGCCTAACAGTCTGCCATGAGCAGAGAGATGTCCGGGGATAGTTGCCGGAGGAGTTTCAAGCTGTGCATTTGCTGCGCCAACTGCATTGCTTGAACCATACAAAACATCCAGAGTTCCATCACTTACATCTAGATACACCCATAGGCAACTATAACGATTAGCAGTTAAATCCGCTAACGTTCCTGAGTCATCATCGTACTGAGTGTTCGGCCACTGTTGCTGATTTGCAACATGCGTGAAACCACCACCTGCATTTTTGTAGTGCAAATCAAAACGATCTGTCCCACTGGTATCCAGAGCCGATAAAATAAATCTGTTGAAACCATGCCAAATGTTGCCCGCAGTCATGGTGATATAACGAGTTGCCTTGTCACCAATTTCCAGACCACCAGAACCTTCGGGTGGCTCCTCACGAGCATAGGGCATGGTGAGACGATTATACCTTCGAGCAAGATTCGCTGTATCTTCTGTGTGAGCGTATACGTTGATGAAACGAAGAGTTGTACCATCTTGCGAAACGCGACCAATGGGAAAATCGGTATACCAGTTCCAGTCGAAGGAAGTTCTAACAGTTACCTGAGGTGATCCGGCATTGTATTCTATGCCTATGTAGCGTACCACATCTACAGTAGAAGAACCAGCTGGTATCTCTATACTTGCTACTGCCGCCCATTCAATGAATACAAGATCACCATTTACATCATTGGTTGTACGAAGTACACCCTGTCCCGCAGCTACTGCTATATGCGTTTCGTCAATTTTGCTAATGTAAACTGCGTCCCCATCAATCAATCCAGAACTGTGATGGATAGTGTGCATATCCTGCATATCGTTGAAATCCGGCGTACCGACAACGGGTAAAGTGATATTAGTTCCCTCTCCGGTATGTACATGGTCTCTGTGTGCAGGATAAACAGAAGTACCATCTACTGCTGTTTTGGCAATAGCCGCAGGGTCGCCCTCGGCATCATTAAACACGGCTGGAGGAACTGTCCACACGCCATCGGAGTCAAGATATTCACCCTCCACTCCTGATAGTTTTGGCATGAAGCCATGAGCGTCACTATCGGCATTACCACTCGTGTTGTCTTGGAAATAAACATCAGCATCGTAGACGAGAGAACGATTTCGAGCAATTCCTTTCCATTTACTGATACTGCTATCATAACGTAACACGATTGATGAGTATGGGCGGAGCATTCCTCCGGCAGAAACATCAAATTTGTTTTCTGCTGAACTGTCTCCTATAGTTAGAAGATTTATATTAAAGTTTGCAAGGTTGTTCAGGATAAGGATTCGCCCTGCTACTCCTCCTACGATACCAGTAATAGCATAGGATGCATCCGGAGTGATATCAATAACGACAGCATCTGCAAGTCCCGCTGGATTATAATCATCTACGGTCCCTGTACCAGAATGGGTATCACTGATTTGTGATGGCAATGCAAAGGTCTTACTTGCTTTTGCAACTTCAGGATTTGGATAGGTACCGGCAAGATCACCGCCAGCGGTATCGGTATCCATCACGACATTTGCTTCAGTTGCCTTTTCTGTATCCAATTCCTCCAGAGCAGCTTGTACATTGTCGGAATAGATGTCCCCAATGGGCGTAACCCCAATATCTCCGGCATCTAGTACAACGACTCCGGTCTGTCCATTAACAGAATCTATTGCACTACTCCAAGTCCAAGTCGAACCATCGTATATTCCAAGCTTATCGGTATCCGTAGCATAAGCAATTGCGCCTTCGACAATTCCTGTCAAAGCTTCGATGACTGCTTCCGTACCCTTGTATAGAACACTGGGTTTACCTATCTGGATATCGCCAGTTCTCATGGTGTCCTCGCAACATTCGCGGGCATATTACATAGTCGAACAAGAGCTATCCAATGGGCAGGATATTCAGTAATGTTCAGAGTAGCAGCACCGTTCTGATAGCATACCTGATAAACATAGTCTCCAGCAAAAAGAGGGCGAATGGTTGCAACCATAAGAGGAACACTAATTGCGACATTATGTAGCTGAAATGTATATGCCACGATAGTAGTATTGACTTTCAGGTATATGCCACGATGATTAGAACTGTTGGCAACAAAATTGCATTGTGTTCCGAGCCAGTATAATCCATCCAAACCACTTGGAATTGTCAATCGAGTCATGTCTTGAGAACGATGAAAGTTATGAGTATCCCATAGTGTTGAATTGCACTGGGATTCTACGGTAAAATTCCCGGTCGCAATAGCCTGTGTCGTATTATGATATATTAATGCACTGGGCAAAATCAATCCAGGTACTGAAAATCCAAGGAAGTTCGGCAACATTAGTAATTACCACCTTCAGCAACATAGTGCATTAAATCTTGAACTCCGGCATATACTGACTGAATAACAAGTATGAGAGTACCGGACGGTATGACAAGACCATTTGCAAGAGTTAGAATACCACTGGCTCCAATTGCCGTTACGCTACGCGTTGCAGTTGGAAGCGCTACCTCAGCATACAACTTTGGGTTGGTTCCTAAATTATCAGTAATGAAGAAACGAATTACCATCGCGGAAGAGGCTGCCGCAGTTACCTGAGCATTACTATATCGAATACGATCAATTCTGGAACCGTTGTCACCAGCCGTGAAAAGAGTAGCAGGAGCTGTCTGTCCACCTGGAGTAGAGCCATCTGAAGCAGTGTTTGCACCAGCAACGCTACACAATCCAATGTTTGGAGTCAGGGTAAAGATCGGTTCAGTATTGGCTGCCATAATAGCTCCTTACTTGAATGTCGTCGCCATATAGACTTTAAGAGCCGGACTAGTTGTGCTGGCAGGAGGAGTAGTTCCAGAAGATGCAACCTTTATTACGACCACCAGTCCTTCAGCATCAGTTCCAATCTGGTCAATATCAAATGAAAGTATATCACCTTCCACAATATCCAGGAACTCAGGTATCCCACTAACTGCCCAGCCATCTATATCATCGAAGGCAAGTTCAGGGCGATTAGCTTGTGTTGTAAAGATCGTGGTTCCATTCAGATTCACGTCCACGATCGTTGAGCTGGCACTTCCTGGATCAAGACAATAGATATAGACTAACTCCAAAGTCATATCGCGAGGAGCAAGCCAGCTCCATACTCCCGTAGAGATTGAAAGAGCACCGTCTATATAAGCATATAAGTCTCCGGCTCCTCCACCCCCATCAGTTCCAGCTCCAATCTCTTGCCAGACTGCACTTCCATCCGTATTGTCGATACAAATGAAAGCCGCAGGTGTAGAAGTGTTGATCCAGATGTATCCAACTTTGTATCCTAAAGTTGTATCGTCATCAACAGTTGGATCAACGATTGCCTGAAAGCGTTTGGTATATACTGTCGGAAGGTTGATATCTTCATATTGTTGAGTACTACTATTCCAAACTAGGCCATGCTCATTTACAGGAGTTAACGTAGGATCAATAGCATTGCCCTGAATGGCTTGCGTATCCTGGCTATCGTCAACTACGCCGTCATCATCCGTATCGTAAACTGCTCTAAACATGTCGCCAGAAGAACCGCCACCTGCTCCGAACCAGCGCAAATCCACAATCTGATTTTGAATGGCATCCTGTCTGATATCTGTCTGTCCAAGATATAGAGCTACGGCAGCTATACTTAAATAAGTGTGATCTGGATGAACGTCTATTGGTGCATTAACAAGAGCGTAAATGTCTGAAGCAGTAGTTGCAGTTGTAACAACACGTGTTCCATCTGGAGCGAAACTGATTAGTGCCCAACAGGCTCCAGAAGCTGGAACATAGGAAGTAAGATCCAGCTCCTGATAAGGAATACTTCGATACAGGCCCGTGGAAGTCTCCATCCAGAACGGATAGATGGCAACTGTTAACCCTGTTTTCTTAATCACCAAAGCAGGGACAACCTGCTGGGATTGTACCCAGACTACATCGTTTCCAGGCCATTCATGAGTTGAATGATGTGAACCTATATGGCTGTACGTAGTGTCTACGTAAGGGTTCATCATTCCAAGTACACGAAGGAGACTTGGATTGTATTTATCGTATCCAATCCTGACGAAATAGTTGGCCTGATCCACCGGACAAACGTCATTGTAAACTATATGTGGCAGACCATACCAGTCTCTCACATAAATAAAACCGGTCTTTCCAGGAACTGAGACAACACCGGATGCATTGCCCGTAAAAGCAGCAATATTGTTCAAGCGGGATTCATACTGTTTCCCGAGACGTTTTTCTATTCGCTTACGTATCAGTCTCTTGCCTGCCATTATGCGTTCCTAATACTCCTGATATTTACAAGAGTTGATGTCCAAGACCATAGGTCTCCTGTCTTGTTTTCATACGTGTCAAAAAAGTCTTCACTGTATATCATTTGATGAGCAAATCCAGCCACCCATATCAACGGATCAATAAGATTCCAAACGGCAGTGATCGTTCCGCTGACAGAGGGAGCATTCCCAAAAGTAGTACCGAAATCTGAAGAACGTTTTAGAAGAATTCCACCAATGTCACTCATGAGAACATATTTGCCATCTGCCGTATTTCCTATGGAATCATACAAATCTTCCGCCTCATCGGAACCATAGGGTATTGGAGCATTTACAAGATTGAAGAAAGAAGCTCCGTCTAACGTAGCATAAGGGGTCGCAACATTCCATAGACCCGCAAGTCCAGGAACTCTTGAAGAAACTATTTTAGGAGAATTTAAGATGTGATTTACAATCTCGCTAATGGTTGTGCCACTGCTTGGAATTGCAAATAAGCAGTTTTCAGTTGCACCGTTCATGCCTGCATAACCAAATGCTCCAGATGAAAACTGTATCATGGTCCCCTTATTATATGCACCAGAAACAACATTCGTTCCGGTCATATCTCCAACTTTTGAAAGACCGCCAGAACCTCCGGCCCAGAACTGACATAGAGTTTGAGAAAGTATTGAATAAATTCCCACACCGAGAACATAGATAGAATCTGCAACTCCACGATTGATTGCCATTGCCTTTATAGCAGGTCCTCTGGGAAATGGAGTATCGATCTTAGGAGTAAGCATTGCATTGTGAAAGATCCTGACCCATGCATCCCCAACTTTCTCGGCATACCATATCTCCTGACAGACATCAATATTCGGCTGCTGTGTCCAGAGCGGATTGTTGATTACTTCGAAAGGAAATGCATTTGGAGAACAAAAGTGCGCAAACAGTCTCCCATCATACGTAACGTCGAAACTGGCAAAGTTATCCAGATGAGCAGCATCCAGTCCGCCATTCATTGCGTACCAGTGTGGACTACCTGTATCAAAATCTTCTGTATAGAAAAATCCATAATCTTCAGCAAATATTACGACTGTCTTCACGTTGGCGCCACCGGGCAATATTCCAGGTGGAGGAGGAGGTAGAGGAGGGATGGGAGGGATGGGGGGAATATCCGGAGGCACCACTCCATCAGGTGGAATATCTCCGTTGATAGAAATGTCTTCAACACTTTCCTGTTCCGCAGAAACCCTCACAATCATCTTGCCGCTTTCCTGATCAAAGATATATTCGATATCTCTCACAACGATATTCCCATTGTAGGAAATACCTCTTAAATTATCGGCGGCATCTACAGTAAGACCAAGATAAGAACGAGGTACAATTTCAATCATTCGGTTAAGCTGTGCAATTTCAAGTTCAAAATCATAGGCTCTGTTACTGTGGCCTAGGATCAAACCCGCAAGTGAATTAGCCTGTTCCTGACTGGAAAGCAACAAATTGTCGGCAGGGACAACGTCTCCGTATCGTTTCGGAACATGACCAGGAGCAAGTGAAAAGATAGATTTAATCTTTTCGGCATCCACGATTTTCACGCCGGAAAGCTCAACTCTTCCGTATTCACTAACAACTCTACGGGATATCTCTAAAGTTCCCTCCCAGTCCTGCTTCTCCAGATCCATGATTGTAAAGAAAGAACCGCGATTGGCATCCGGTACAAGCTGCTGATTAACCTGACAGTGAAAGTTTCCAAATCGGTCTACATAGGGATCGGCCAGAATTGTGGCATTCGCAGTTTCCAAAAGCTGCGCCCAAAAGTTCGGTTGTAAATTATCGATGCTGACCATCTGACGAGTATCGGTTGTTAAAGTACAATCCATGATAGCCGTTGCAGTTGTACGCCAGTGAAGCATATGCCATAGAAACTTGCGTACAGTCAAAGTCTGCATATTTGTCCACCCATCGGCTCCCGAGGTTTTGCGTTCAAGTCCGACAGGGAATCCACCTATTCTCTTCATCCATTCCTGCGCACCAGTTACCCGGAAACTCGTAGTTCCTGTCATCGGGTTGATACTGATGGACTCACCAACAATCCACCCGGAACAGACCGTATTATCCATCTCTTTCTTACCGTATGGTCCTATATATTCTTCTGTACCAGCATAATAATCTCTCGAAAAAAGAATCACCTTAGTTCTATCTTTTACGAAAGAAGTATCAGCGTTGGCAAGCATGGTTATCTCAAAGTTCCACCCCCCACTTTCATAGCTTCCGTTTGGATTTGTGGAAATGACGAAATTTGTCTCCGGCATATCGTCTTTTGAAAATACATAGATTCTTCTACATGCTGTAAAGGTTTTTCCATTAGTTGCGGTCACTGTTAAGTACAAAACATACTGCCCGTCAGTATCAAAGGTTAAAGTCGGGGTAGCCGTTGTCATTCCGGATGTTGAAAAAGCTCCGGGACAGGAAAATAAATAAGAGGCAACAGAAGAACCATCTATCACATAAGAGCCGGCGACAGAAGGCCAGGTGATAGAAATCGTTGCTCCTGTTCTCCATAAAATTGCATCTACTCCCATCATCGGAGTTGGATCAAACACAGAATGCTGATCTGTATAAGTTATATCGTAATCTATCTTGAAAGTAGTCTCATCAATGACTTTGATATGTTTAGACCAGAGTCCAAACGTATCTACAACTGTCAAATAAACTGGAGTAGCAGCAGTCCAATCTATTTCACTTTCCTCCCCGATATAGATAGTTCCGGCTATTGGATCTTTTCTAATTCTTGCAATTCCCAGTTCTCTTCCACCGGAAGAAGATCCAACAAATAAACTCATACCTATTTTCACATCGTTGATGGTTCCAGAACCTCCGGTATAAGTGATGGAGGCAACCATATCTGTGGAAGTAGGAACAGTATCCAAAAGAGCAGTGAAGATCGTTCCGGGTTTTTCAAATGCAAGATATGGGATACAGGCTTGCCCTGGATTCCTTACAATAGTTTTCTGATGTAAAGTTAGAGCACCCATATCAATCCTGTACAACCATCATTCTAAATTCCAGCGTGAAATCCATCACGCTCTTAACCTGAAAGTTTTCATCACCAGAAGGCCAGATAGCTTCACACTGATAAGTATGCCAGATTTCCTCGTTGTAAATGTCCGAATCTCGTGTTGGAGTTCTTATCAAAATTGTGGAAGAAAGTCCTGAAATATAAGCTTGTAAAATCTTACGATGCTCCTGCGATAGAAATGACCAGTGCCAGCTTGCAACCGGAAATCCCATGCCACGACGTCCCCCACTTCCAAGATCTGAAAAGGAGGCATAAGGTCTAAACTCCGGTTGCGGATCCACAGGAATATCCGCATTGAGCAAAATGGAATCCAGAGTTGCCATCCCACCAAGTCCATCATCCAGGACACCAATCATGTACTGATTAGGCTGAGTCATATCATGCTGCTCCACCAAACAGATCTAACACAGCGTTCTCAGAGTCACGCTGAACCTGTCGCCGCATAGCTCCGGTATATTCTCCGCTGAATCTACGCTGGTCATTCCAAACTATTCCAGATGATCCGCCGGAGGCCTTCATCAGCAGGGAATGCTGTGTGATCCTACCGCCTAGCAAACGCTCCATAGCCCTCGTAGTCTGTGCGTTTAGAACGTACTCCAACCCTGCCTCCCCTGTCCTCACTAAACCACTTGTGTAGCCGCCCAGGGACCTCCCAGGAGGAGTTATATTGGAAAGGCCGCCAAGGGTGGATCTATACTTGTCTACAAACGCCTGAGCATCCTGGAGCATAAGAGTATAATAGCCGGATTTTAAATTCTTCTCGTTGAGAAGGGTGGCATCCAGGTCATTCAGCTCATCCGTGAAAGCTTCTCTCAATCTTATTTGCTGTTCACGATAGGCAAGCTCAAGTTCTCTTAACTTGTTGGCCTCGTTCTCTCTAATCTGGGCAATCTGTTTATTGTAAGCTTCCTGAGCTTCCGCAAGTTGTTTCTGTTCCTGTTCTGCCGCTTCTGCAAGCTGTCGCTGATAATCTTCGAAACGACGCTGTGCTTCGATCTGATGTCGGCGATCCAGCTCATCCAGTCGTCTACGAGTATCTGCTTTCAATTTCGCAAGAGCATCATTGGACTCATCGATGGCCTCTTGTCTTTTCCTATTGTAATCCCTCTGTTCTCGAACAAGACCAAGGGCATCACGAGCTGAAGCCAGATCATAAACTCGATCACGATGATCAAGCTCTATCTGCTGAAGTTTTTTGGCAAGGTCTTCTCGTATTTCCTGCTGACGTACAGAAGCATCTTCCTCAATCTTCTGTCGTTCTAAAATGTAATCCTGTTCAGCTCGTATACGAGCTTCCTCATAACTTCTGGTAATGTCTGCAACTCTATCATTGTAATCTTCGATAATCTGTTGAACTCGTTGGTTTCTTTCACGTTCAGCATCTGCAATGGCATGAGCTGCATCCCGGACAATCTCCAAACGTTTACGAGCCGTATCACGCTCCAGATCTGCAAGACCCTCCTGATATTTCATGAAAGCATCAACAATTTCCTGTTCCTTGTCAGAACCTTTGATTTGTCCAGCAACTCTTTCGAGGATCTGTCCAGCACCCGCAACACTATTAGCCGCCTTGACCCATAGAGGAGAGTTTTCATCGATAGCTCCAGTGAGCTTTCCGATGATAGCGGCAAAGACCAGTGCTTTGCGTTCAATCTCCGTATCAGACTTTCCCGCAATGACACCCAGACCAGTACCAGTCATATAACCAAATCCGGTAGCAAGTTCATTGAGTCTACGACCCCCTTTTCCGGTTTTGCTTTCGGCAAATTTAGCGAACATGTCATAGGCCCAGCCACCTAATGCAAGTCCTCCTAAAATGGAAGCTACTACTGCAACTATCGGCCCTGCGGCAATCGCACCTGCGCTGAGTGCTGCCTTACCAGGAATTCCAATTCCAGAAAAGATGGAGGTCTTGGATTGTATTCCAGCTGCCGCAAGCTGATTGAGAGAAGCTTTCATCTGCAATTCTGCCGCAGATACCTGTCCAGCAGCACCCAGAATATAGGCAGCATCTGCAACCAGCTTGATACCCTTAGAAACTGCCAGACCGACAGCTCCTAATCCGGCGAGGACAAGGCCAGTGTTGAGAGCAGCCTGAACAATTTCAGGATGCTTTTCAATGAAAGAAGTAGCGATTTCTGCAAGTTGAGCAGCTTTCCTAAGAGTAGGAAGTGCTACCTCTGCCATTACTTTTCCGGCCCTATTCTGTACGTCTTTTAATTTGTCGGTTTCTGCTGTCCATGCTCTCGTAAGAGCAGTAGCTTCTTTGGCATCCTTCACATACTTAAAAGCTAGACCAAAAACGCCACCCGTGATAGCTCCACCCGTTGCAATCGCTGCTCTTGATACAATACTGATTGCATCAGAGACATTTTTCAATTCTCTGGAAGTGAATACCAGCATCTGGTTCTGATACTGTTGAACTTTCCTTTGGGCTACCTCGGCTTGCTTAGCATATTGTATCCAGAACTTTTCCCAGTTTTTTCCAGCTTTTAGAGCAGTTACTTCTGCAACTTTGCCGGTCTTTGAAAAACCTTCACCAACCTTCTCGGTCATAATCTTGTAAAGCTCGGGATTATAGAACTGACTGAGAGGTCCCGTTTCTGGCAGACCACTTGATTTCCTAGCTGCCTTCTGGATTTCATCCCCCATACTACTAATACCAGCAATAACTCTAGCCTTGGCAGCTTCGTCAAGCTTCAGATTGATATTGACAGCTACATTCTCATCGGCCATTCTTCGCGTCCTTCTTGGATTTCTGTCGCATCATCGTTTCAAAGATAGAATCGTTCTGCATAAAGAAATTCCAAAGTCTTGCCGGTATTTGTAGAGCAGCAATGAATTCAGAGGGTTTGCGATCCACTGACTGCCATATCATCCAATACTTAAAAAGCCGAGTAAACTCCTCCTCTGAAAAGGGGAGAAACTGCGGAATGGCATCCGAAGGTTCACTTAATAATTTGCCAAGCCGCGATACTATTCTCCCCGTTTCCTGCCTTTTTTTTGGAGCAGAGACTCTTTCTCCGGATCATTATCTTCACGAGAAAGAATTGCCTCAATCTCATCGAAGATACGGAACCAGTCAGGATTACAGAACTTGGCGGCATTATACCACTTGTTCAGCTCTGAAGCAGGCATCTTATGTGCTTCTTCTTCATTCAGCACATCACCGCTGGAACAAGCTGCCATCTTCGGATAGATTGCAAGTCTGAAGTTTTGTCGCTTCTGCAATTTGGTCGGAAGAGGCTCATCGCCATGTTCTGCAATCCATTGAACTATTTCCTGGTCATTCCTGTCTTTGGCTTCGGCTTCCATCTCTCCAAGAGTTTCCTCTTCACCGAGAGTTGCCTGAGTTACATCTACGGCACCGACAATCTCGCCATCCGAATCCAGGAACTCAACCCTTTTAGTTCTAAGTCTGAAATCCATTGAAGCTCCTGTTTAATATTCAAAAACGGCGACAAGCAGCTCATCCAGGATGGGCATGACAGTCGGAGTGAAAGAGCCAATTCCGTACAAATCAATGGCATAGACACCGGGCTCTTCAATTCCAGTTACAAAATTGAACACAACCAGTTTCGCATCGCTGATCGGAGTCTTTGCCGCAGGGAACAGGAAAGCAGTTTCAGCTCCGTCTCCGAGCCAGGCAACGATCCCGAGTTTTCCTTCAGTAGTCATATCGGTCATGGTAGACTGCAAACATCCGTGAACTGCTTCGCTCAAGTTTTCACCCCAAAGTTCACGTTTAGCAGAACTGAAGGTGATATCATACACCTTGTCCAGAGCATTCTCTGTGAAAGCGTGAGGAGACGGGACAACGGTTGCTCTCGGAACAATGTAGTTTTTCCAAACGACTAAACCGTCATCATCATGGGTGACAAGCTGAGAGAGCAGAAGACCAACCAGAGGTTCCTGCCCTTGCTTGTCAGTTCCATAGTGAACGGTCGTCCCTTCTCCAACTGCGCCTTTTGTGACACCGGAGAGCAGAGCATTCAAACTCTGCATATCGTAGGAGCAGTGGATGGTACCGGTTTTCGGATCAATGGAAGGGAGATGAATCGTATCATTCACTCTTCCCTGTGAAACATTGGCAATTGCTCTTGCCGTTCCGTAATTAACATCGAAAGATTTCGGCCCGGCAAAGGCAACTCCTTCATACGGCGTAGTATTCACGGCCTGAAGGCTTCCGTCACTGTTAAGGGGAAATGCGATGATGCTGTAAACATCAAGACCCCAGGTAATATCGCGTGGTGTTCCCATTTATTTTACTCCTTGCTCTACCAGCGTTTTTCGAAGATCACACGCTGGGTGACAACGATTGAAAACGATTGAACAACGAAATTCGGTATCGGGGCAGTTTCAGTTTCATACCAGAACTGGACATCGCCCCCGGAAGTAATATCCACTTCCCATACACCTTTTGTACCACCGAGCGTAGGGTCTGATTTCAATCTTTCAATCACGGCCCATCTAATGCTCTTAAATTCGTCAATGGCTTTTGCGTACTCCATGAACCTTACATAGAGTTCCCCGGTCATGTTCCACTGGAAATCATAGGTGGATTTCTGCTGTGCCTTGAAAACAGGAAAGGTTCCGGGTCGTAGTATGAAAAAGTTCAATGCTCCTTTCGTAAATTTGGAACCGTCGGTCGTTACCTGCCAGCTCTCCGGAAAGGCAGTTGCAAGAGACCTGACAGAAGTCAGAACTCCGGCCTCACAAAGAGCATACTGATCTTCCATTACCTTGTTCTCCCTGTTGCAGAAAATTTATCCCGCAACCTTTTTGGAAGATCATTGATTATGTCGTTAACAACCTTCTTCAATTGGTTCCATCTTCCCTTGTGAATGCGGGACTGATATCCACGCATGGTACCGCCGATGTAGGGAGCACCCTTGTAATCACTGCTCACAAAAGCTCTTGACTTTCCGCGAGTATCGGCCCTGACAATTTTCCAGCTTCCGATATATCCATCTTGCATCTTTCTGACATGAGGGATCCCACCTCCGAAACCGTTGCTCGCGAAGAAAGCACGTTTCTGTTTTTGCGTGTCCCACTTTACGGGACGAGTGATTGGCGCTCCTGGTCTGGACATCGTCTCCCGGATGTATTCGGCTGTCTCGTTCAAAACATCTACAGAGTCACCGAAATACTTCTCGATGGTTTTCTGAAGCCGATTCACAAAGGCATCGGCATCAATTTCAATCCTGACCAGAGCATTTCTTTTAGGAGCCATCACGTATCCCAATTTTGGAATCTGTTCCCATGTTGCTTCCGCTGGAAGATCGGGAATATCTCATCGCCGGCATTGTCCACGCCACGTGTCCCGATATGACCGAGAGTTCCGGCAGTTCTTGGAACTCCAGAACTTTCCAGACCATTGGCATTGGCCTCCACCCAGTCACAAACATCCTTACGCATCATGGAGGTGATAGAAAGACCGGAATCCGTAAATCTCGTGCTGAAAAACCTTCCATTGCTATTAGCGGCGGCAACCAGATCACTGACCAACTGTTCTACGACCATAGAGATGGAACTGACTGCATCTACTTGTACAATTGGAGTTGAAAACCCCTTGTCCGCCAGACACAGGTTCATGATATCACTGACCTGATCTATCCAGCGAGCAACTGTATTTGCAGTTGGATTTGTGTTTGTAGAAAATACGCCATCCTCAGTATAGACTCTGACGTAAGCAGCTACACCTTGAACAGTCCCATAGCTGTCAGCTTCCTGAGAAGGCATACTCATTCTTTAGATTTCCTTCGGCGACCGCCACGCTTTTTAGCTTCTGGAACTGTAGAACTTGCCCCGGAAGCTGGCTCCGACTCGGTTTCATCTTCTTCATCAGGTTCTACAGAAGGCTCTGGATTTTCCGGTTCCGCAGTTTCCCACGGAAAGAGCGCTTCAACCTGTTTCATGGCTTCTATGATTTTCACCGGAGTAGTAGTCTTTACCGCCACGACTGGGGAAGCTTTCTCTTTCTCTGCTTCCATGGTGATAAGAAAAGAATGTCTCAAAGCTTCCTGTTCAAAACCTATGGGAACCTTCCGCCATTCTCGCTGCGTATACTCATGACCATTGAAAGCAGTGATCGTCTTGTAACGACATTCTGGTTTCACTTTTGCAAACATATTCATCTCCTTTCTGTAGAAGTGACAGGACAGGCAGTCCCGAAAACCACCTGCCCTGCCCGGAGAGAGAAAGAGGTGTGATCTCAGGTATTGATCTGGTAGACAGTTCGCCAGTCACCGGCATAGTGATTATAGCGACCATAGAACTTGAAATAGAAACGTCCACCATCGGGTGCCTTCGGATCGAACCATGCACTCTGCAAAGCAGGAGTTTCGCGCAGCACGATAAGCACAGGTTTGATGCTTTCGCTGGAGGCAACCAGAATGGCAGCAGTGCTGTCCAACTGATTACTCACGATGTATCCCAAAGTACCTGCATAGGGATTGGTCGCGCTCTGCGAACTCACGACATAGGGCTGAAGTGTCTTGGAAGTCAGACCAGCTGCGGCACGCTCCAGATCAGGAGGGACAACTAGAAGATTGTAGTTCAAGTCTGTGAAATTGCCCTGATCATCCTTGAACTTGCGAGCAGCAACGATCGCATCTTCCAAAGCATCAATGTCGAGAGCCACTGCTCCCTTATTGTCCTGAGGAGTGATGTAGGCACCACCCTTGTCAATGTGAGAGTCACTGAACAGAGGCAGACCATCGTACCCGATCACTGTCTCACCGGCATTCAGGATCTTAAAAGCTTCCTGAGCCATATGCTTGGTGAAGTTGTTCCCGGCACTGCGAACTTTGCGCTCCAGGGTTCCAGTCTGATCATCCTGCACAGCGTTGTAGCTAATATAGGTTGTTACTTCCCAGTCTTTGGGTTTCACAGCCATTTTCTTCTCGATGAAGTCCTGAACCTGAGGCCTTCCGAGATTTTCAACAGGCATCGGAGAACCGCCAAGATCCACCAGATCCATCGTCGCAGCATTCATGGGGACGACTTCAGCGATCTGAGTATAGGCAGGAGCGGCTGCTTCGATCGTGGTAAGAAAACCTGTTCGAGCGGCGACAACGAGATGAGTAGGAACTTCTTTTGAAATCATTTGTCATCGCTCCTTTATGGGACATCCAGAACAGCTGGCCCACTGATTACAACGTAGGCATAACCGTTCTCCACTTTGAAAAGAGTCCCAATCCTGGGATATGCTCCCGGAGTGAGAGTGAGCGTTCCAGTGTCGGACATCCAGACTGGTTTGCCAAGATCGGCAAGCAGCAGGTTGGCATCTTGGAACCCAACGATGGAAGGCCAGACATAGGCTTCCACTTTCGGTTCGGAGAGATCACCTGCGTTGACTGTGACCTGATGTGCCGCAATACCGACAAACACATCGCCATCCACAGCAGTGACACCATCGGCAGTGATCACACCAGTTGAATCCACATTCTGGTCGATGACCAGCGGCGCACCCTTCCAAATCAGTTGCGGATAGACATCCACAGAGACAGGGAAAATCTCTGTAAAAGCTTCAGCAAGGAATCGGAGGTTGGCATTGAAAGTTAGATCAGCCATTTCATTCCTCCTTCTTTGCGTAAGCTCGCAGGTCGTATTCGTCAGCACTGCCAGCTTCAGGGTTTACCGCAAAGAACTCTTCGACAGGATGTCCAGCCTTGACCCAGCCAGCCATTGCGCCTTGAAGTTCCTTCGGAAGAGTTCTCTTAGCCGGGAATCCATCACCGTCTACGCCATGCTCGGCGAAATCAACGGCATTGTGCCAGGTTCGTTCCAGCACTTTCTCCACGGCAAGAGACTGAGCTTCCGGAAGAGACAAAAGTAGGGAGATGAGATCACCCGTTCGGATTGGAAGGCCGAAAGGTTTCTCCTTGGTGCCGCCAGCGATCTTAGCGGCGAACTCGGTCACGTGCTTTTTGCGCTGTCCAAGATGAATGGTCGCCTGAGCCATCTCCTGCGCACGAGCATCCATCTGCTCAAGTGCTTCCGGAGAACCCAGGAGTTCCATGATCTCAGGGCTGAGAATTTTGCTGAACTTCTTCTCACCCTCACCATTCTCCTGGCCGTTGCTACCCTGAACAGCCTTTAGAATGGTATCGAGTTTGCCCTGCATCTCTGAGACATCGCTTTCAAGCTCTTCGAGTGTCTTTGGCATATCAATTCCTTTCATATTTTGTGAAAGCTCAATCGGGCGTAACATAATGTGACCTTTGGCGCTGCGGGTAGCTGGCCAGTTGGTAAGGGATCCGCCCAGGATTGATTTATTAGTGTCGTCAACAGAAGGAGAGAAATATCGGCGTATATTTTCTTTGATTATCCTTGCACCTTCCTTTGTCCAGTTGACGAGGAACTTGATGATTTTTCGAGCTTCATCAAGTTCTACTCCAATGATCCAACCCGCACCGCCCTTATGATCGTGGGCATCGAAATCGATCGGCAAGCCAACGATCTCTCCTTTTTCTGTGCGGGTGGATTCGATGATAGCCTGTGTATTTTTGACATAGTTGGAAAGGTCTGCGGGTTTGAACGTGATTTCCTCGCCGTTCATAGCCGTAAATGTGCCGGCAGCCAGACCGTCAATGTAAGTTTCAGAACTCTCAGTGGAAAGCTCTGTAAAGATAAAAGAAGAAGCTTCCTTAACTTTTAGGTCTTCTCTTTCCCCCCCTCCATGATCTTCCATCTCTGTGTAAGTTCTTTTAACGGAAGTCCATTCTTCCCTTGTCTGAAAAGTTACCTTACCTTCATTGTCTATGGAATAGATTGCCTTGTAAAGATTGTTGTCCCCTTCTTCCTCCACGATCACATAACCTTCGTAAATCTCTTTGATATAACAGTAGGAAATGTTCTGAGCAACTTCCGGCCTGGGCGCTCTGCTAACCTGTGAAAAGGCATCTTGTATAGAACGCATTTTCTGTTCCAGGCTTTCCCCCTCCAGTTCAACAAGAAAACCTTTCAAAGCTTGCATCTCTGAATTGGCATAGAGAGCACGCATATATTTTGTAGCGTCCGCATCGGCACTGTCTCCGGTATAGCATTTCATTTTTTCACCGGGAGACTTGTCCTCGTTCTGCTTGTGGACACAAATTTTATCTCCGTCTTTCACTTTCATGTATGGCATTTAAAATCTCCACAAAAAAAGCCGGACTCCTTATCGGAGAACCGGCCAGCAAAGGCAAGGAACGGCACTTCTGACTTTCAACTACAATATACATCTGCCTTTATTAGAGAACTTTCAAAAAACTTTAATAAACTTCTAAAATCTGTTTCACTTGAGGTAAACTGCCATGTTTTACAGAAGGCAAACACAGTAAAATTCTGCCTTCCGGGATAAAATCTCTTACCATTACGAGCATTCCCAAAAAGGTAGAGCCATATAAAACCTTGTCCTCTTTACAGAGGCCAGCTTTTTCTTTTATAAAATTCAGCGTGTTTCCACAACACATGAGATAGTCAAACTCCGGTTTTTCCATTGTCCGAGCTTTCTTGATAGCAGAAAAGAAATCGGAAAGACTGGAATGCTGAACCGTGATACTACTTAAATTTGACATGTTTTTCATCCTTTACTTGAATAGCTTTTAGATCTTCTATCAATTTCTCTACACTGTCCGTGATAGGATTGAAATCGTTCCATAGTTTTTCAAAGTCTTCCGTTTTCACAGAGTAATCACAATCCAAACAGTGAAGAGTTCCAAGACCGAGAGAATCCGCATCTCCAAGATGTTGCATTAAAGTACTTCCGCAGATGGGACACTTTCCGGAATAGATCACAAGAGTTTCCATTTTTTTCATTCCGGATTGTATTTGGGCAAAACTTTACTGAACAAATGTTCAGTTCTTACAACTTCGACCTGCCATGCAGAAGCTCTTATCTCTGGAATGATAATTTCCAACTGATATGTCCCCGGTCTTAACCTGTCCACAGTACGAGCAAGTGAAAGAGCTCGTGGACTGATATCTGTTTTGGGAGCAACTGTTACGATGTTATCTGAAGTAGTCATGTTTCCTCACTTATAGATAATTCGGCACTTACAATTTGAATAACAGGCAGCATCTCCGATGGGAACCATAGCACGAATGGGCATCCAGCCTATCTGTGCAAGTTCCAGACATCCGGGTCTTTCCCCATTGTCATTGCAGTGATTTTCATTTGGACCCAGGATACGCTTGGCTCTCTTAAAACCCCTTTTTAAAGCTCTGTCCAAACCTATGTTTTGAAAAAAACCGTTGCCGTACTCACCGTACATTCCGGCTCTTCCGAGAGCAGCGGACTTTCCGCTTTCGAGCTGAAGAGCGAAACTGTCCATGTAGTCAAATTGAGAAGCAACCATCTGGTAGAAATCAGTTCTTCCTTTTGGAGTATCGTATGGAAGACCACCTATGGAAGCCAGCCAAACACTCAGGTATAAAGATTTCATCTCCTCACGCATCTGAGCAAACCACAGTAACAAAATAACAGCTCCCGTAATATACCGTTGTGTTCTCTGACGCATACGGAGATCACTTTCCGCTGAAACTTTTTGAACGGCAGTTCTTAATTGAGTCTGTGAAATATATTTTCCGGTAAAGGAGTCTCGGTACTGTCCCTTTTCTGGATCATATATAAAACGTATCCCATCCAGCAAACCTGGAAGTCCAGAATATCTATCCCACAATTTGTGCATCTGCACAAGTTGCTGAGGAGTATCATGGGTTAGATAGTCTAGGATGTTTTTTCTGCCGACTTTATTGTTCAGCATTTACATCTTCCTCTTCAGGATTTTCAACGGGTTTAGTGTCCGGTTTAGTTGTAGAAGTGCCAACGTCTGGAAATTTGTCTTCCGTTTCGTTCTGTATCTCGGAAGGTTCGGGAAGTTCTTCTGGTAGAAAATCGGTCTTCTGTCGAATGGCAATCTGGTCGGCATCCCCAAGCTGAACAATACCGTTGATGGTGGAAAGGAACTGACCAAGCTCCAAAAGTGAGACATCTTTTTCAACGTGAGAGAAACGAATGATCGGTCTCTTGGTCGCACCTGGAAAAGCATTCATCGTTCTTACATTCCAATCCCAGAGACGACGGCCGATCTGTCTATCGTACTGAGTGGCAAAACCATCCATCATGGAATTGAAAGTAAAGACCGCAACTTGAGAACTGTCCTTCGCAGAAGCAAGAGCACCCTTGTCCGTGAAAGTGTTCAACCCGATAAATTGCATCATGAACACGGCCAACGCTAAAAGGTTGTAATGCTTGATAGCATTTAAGAGCGAGCCGGAGGCAGCGAATGGGATATCTTTCACCTGCCCATCGATGCCAGGAGGCCAAGCTGCATAGTTTCCCTCCTGAGCTGACATGACATGCTGTGCGGCTTTTCCGATATTCGTAATGTCCTCGGCAGTAAGATCACCTCCCTCTGTCTTAGTTACGTTCAGGTAACCAGCGGCATGCTCGAAACCAATCCCCATGATGACTTCATATCCATACCTGATACGTTCCAATCTCCAAACCGCTTCCAGAGGAGATGAGCCTTCGGGATTTACACTGTCTCCGAACGTAATGTGAAGAGACTTGTCCAAATCTAATTGAATACGATTGTTAGGCCAGTCTCTCTGATACATACCCTTCATTCTTTTCTTACTGTTGAAAATCCAGCCATCGAAGGTAGAAGTATCCCGCCATGCCAAACGGCGAATACCAATCAAGTCATCGTCCTCTTCTGAACGCCAGTTATCATCAGCATCCGGAGGTTTCCAATCCTGATTCCTCAAACCGGGAACCACTTCCCACCAACCCCATCCGAAAAATGGAACATGGTTCACGAGAGTATCTACAAAGGAACCGAAACCACCTTCCATATTGTCAAACTCGGATAGCAAGAAATCCCGATATTTCTTGTCTCCATCCGATGGATCTTTGGGCATATCCACCATCGGAGTAATGGCATGTGCCCAGCTTGAGAATGCCCTTCGGATCATTACCAGTTCTGGCATGGAAGTTCTTAATTTCGAATACAAAGGTTGAACTCCAGGCCAATACAATTGCGTGTGATAGGCTTCAGAGACAAATCCCTGAAACGTTTTCAGACCTGAACTTCCGGCTTCGTTAATGACAATTCTTACTTCCGTATCAGACTGTTTGGAAGGTAGCTTGATCAATGGTTTTTGCAATTCCATCTGTGACAGTTCTTTAGCTTTTTTCCACCCAGGTTTCGGTCCTCTCTTTTTCGGTTCTTCTTTCATGTTAACCTCACTTGAAATATTTCAATTCCATATATCTTTCTCATGACTGGGTTGTTTCACAATATACTCGACCAGAAAAAGCGGATATCCAGGATGACGCCAGTAGATTTTACCTCTCTCGTCCACTATGGCAATTACGATTCCCGTATACCAGATAAATAAAAAACCTTCTACAACAACCTCGGCAAAATAAATACTCACAGGTAATTCTCCAGCTTTTGAACAAAAAGATTTCCGTCAAATGGATCACCAATAAAATTTTTTCTCCATTCAAGGATCTCTTCTTCTGAAGAGATTGCTCTTTCCAGTACTTCTATGGGGGAATCCGATAAAAGGTCGAGAGGGTATTTCAAAATATCTTTATACCTTTCCCAGCTTTTCACCTTAACATCTACGGAATGAGGTATGACATCTTCGCCGAACATTACGGTTGGAATACCGAGCGCAATAGCAAGATAGGCAAAAGTTTGATGAGCCACAACTACATCATAAACCATTTTTAGCTCCCGTAGAGAACTTTCAATGGAAAGTTCTGCTACGGAATAGTTTATACCCTGCTCTCGTTCGGGCAATCCGTTTTCTGAAAGACTTCCAAAATATCTCACTGTCAGTTCTATACCTGGAATACTTTTCAAAATCTCATATGCTTTTCGGTTCAAAGAAAGGTCTACGCTGGCGAGCTTTTGACCAGATTTCGTAGCACTTCTGTTCGGATGTATAGGGGCAAAAAGTATCCTCTTCACTTCCTTCGATGGCCTGTATTTAAAAATGGGGGAATACGACCAGCCAATAACCTCGACTGGTCTAGAATATCCGTACAATCTCATGACTTCCTTGTGACCCTCTGCAAAAACAAAGTTACATCGCACAAAACTAGAAGGTTTAAAAATGCCATCCCACATGATCATACTTCTCGCACTGTGAGGATGTAGAAAAATGGGTTTCCCCGTTTTCATGGCTTGTATCACAGCAGAACCTTGATCATGATCTGAAAGAATGAAACTTACGCTGCGCCAGTTTGCTTCTGCTCTGTACCCATTTTCTTGCAAAGCTTTGATAAAAGATATGCTCTTATCCTGTCTTGAAAAAGTTGAAAAGGTTGGATATTTCAAAGATTTGGGAACTTGCAACTCCCGATGTTCAACATTCAATTGCTCTTCAATATCTGCAAGGGAGTTCCGAATCTCCTTGATCTTTTCCATAACCCTTCTATAACGCCGATCATTCATCTGCACAGCTCATTCCCATCTTCTTAAATAAACCTTCCGAATGATCTTTCCACAGCAGCCCATCACGCTCCATGCGAGGAATCATCGTATTTAAAAAGCGAGCACCCTCCACCCATACAACCTGAGTCTTGATACCTTCAAAATTCACAAAGTTTTTAGGTTTTCTGAAGTGATCTGGTTTATAGTCGGGATAGGGATAGAAATGATGTGATTCGTGCTCTCTAAACATAAGATCGAAACCAATGGTATGAACTTCTTTGCACCCTAATAAACCGGCAAGATGCAGGAGCTGAGTACCAGAAGTTCCTACCTGCTGGGGTATATGCGTATCCGGTTCAATAAAGTTCCAACCCGATAAGAAACCCAGTCCATACTCTCGAAAAGTGAAAGAATCGGGAACGCCATTTTCCGGAAAACCATACCTTCTAATCTTGATACAGTTTTCTGTGCTTCTCAAAACTCTCCAGCTTTTAAAGTTGATCAGTTTGAATTGAGCACCTGTATCTCTATAAAACATTTCCATGATTTCACTCCAGTATCGGTCGTGTGCCGCATGTCTGTGAGCATAGGAAATGTTTTCAGAACACATCCAGTAATTTAAATTATGAACAGCGGCATTGACTCCATTGACCCCAAGGACAACGTCCGGTTTTATTTTTCTACCGAGTTCAATCCAGTCTTTGCCGGAAGGTCCACCTAAGATCGCGAGAGCAATGCCACCAGAGTAACGACCCTGATGCTGTGAGATTATTTCGGGTTCATCTTTTCTAATAGCCATTTTAAACCTTAACGAAAGTTGATTTTCTCATCTTCTGCACCAATTGGTGCTCTAAAATTCGGTACCTTTCCCAGATCTTTCACGCTCTCCCAGCTTGCGACCCGAGTAACCCACTTTGCAATTGCAAGTGAAATCACATTATCGTCATGGTTTGAACCGGAGGCAGCCAAGCGCCAAAGTCCGGTCGGAGTCTGACTGGATACAAAAGTTTGCATCTCATGTCTTACTTCAGGAATATCTTGTAAACGCCAGCCTTCTGAATGCAACCCTTCGTACAGTTCAGACATTATCAGGTTTTTACTGTCGTTAGTAGTCCAGAAGGGAACGCAGTTCATTCTTTTACCTGGATAAATCTCAATCTCCTGCAACTTTTCAAAGTTGACCGAGCCTACTGAGTTCATTTCTACGCCCATCTTTCGAAGATGCCACTTTTTGTATTGAGAAGCAATTCTTCTTCTCTGTTCACGCCAGGAAAGTTTTTTGACATGCAACAAATCCACCATCACCTTGGCACTAAGATCTAAAACGGGCATGGAAGTGAAATCGTTGGACTGTCCAAAGTCAAGACCTGCTACGTAGATATGAGTTGGATCGTATCGCGGATTCAGAGGAGCCGTAAAGAATCCACTAATATCCCCAAAATATGAATTACCGCTTGTGAGAAAGCACGTAATTGGATCTTCAGGATACTCTTGTTTGAAAAGTTCTCTCAGTTCTTTAATCTTGTAGCGACGCCAGTTTATCTGTTCTGGCGTTAAGCTATGTTCTCTAATCAGATTTAATTCTTCATCATCATATTGTAAAATTTCGTCGGGGTTTAAGGGCAGTCTATAAGCCGGATCCCACCACCACGGATAGAAGTGTAAACGCCAAACTCCATCGCCTCTTAACGCTTCCATGCAACGCTCGTAAAAAAAACCCTGTGCGCCGTTCGGGGTGCTCTCCAAACAAACTTCCGGATCGCCACCTTGCATAGCACCTGCGATAATATCCTCGGCTGAACCCCAAAAAGCTACCTCGGAACCGTGAAAGTCAGTATAAGTTCCGCCTCTACCCGCATGAATATTACCTGCGGTTCCGATAGTGAACTCTGAATCGTGTTCCGGGTAGGAGGCAAGGGAAGCGTTGGCATACTTACGGGATGGCTGTATTCCATTAAACTTACAGTGCTCATAAAAGCGATCGGCCATCAGTCTAAGTTTTGTAGTCGTATCATTGTCGTGTGCAAGAGTGATAGCAGTTCTGGTAGAGGTGACAATCCTTCTGAAAATTTCACCCTGAATATAAGTTGAAAACCCTAACTGTCTTGCCTTCAAAATCAAATCACGGCCTGTACGCCGTGAATTAAAGTCTTTCTGAGCCGCATTCCATGTAAACGGGATAAGTTTCTTGTTCTTATCCTGTATCTTCAAAAATGCAGCAGCAAACATTTCCGGATTTGCAACTAGGTCACGAGGTGAAAGTTGAGTCTGCATCCAATGACTTTAAAAACTCTACATCTGTTCTTTCTCGACAATCTTAGTCGGGGCAGGAACAAAGAGAGTGAAATCAATATAATATTCCTTGCCGACTTCAAACAAATCTTCACGGATGGAACCGAGTTCAATCGTACCAGATGGAGTAAACCTCCAAAAACTCCTATTCTCATCACTTCCATTTATAACAACATTGAATTTATAGCTGTATAAAAACGGATCAGGACTACTAATCGTTTTTGTGACAGAGTAACAATAGAACTTTGCTCTAACAGGTGTATCCATTTTCATATCCTTTCATTGGTTATCCGACGATGTATTTCAAATGCTCTTAAAAAAAGTATACTCCCAAAAAAATTTCTCGAAGTCCAAAACAATCACCCGCCAAATATTTTATACCCCCCCCTCCCTCCGGCGTGTTTCGCAAGTCAACCCTATCATTCGGATCAAACCACCATCCAGGAGGATCGCCTTCCACATACCCATCCGGCATATCATATTCCTCATCCGGCCTTTCCATCGCAATCTCTGCACGGAAATTTATCATCGTGAGTATCCGGTAGGCACAGGATACGTGCAATAGTAATACAGACCTGAAGCTCTCTCGATAAAATCCGGAACTCCATCTTTACACAGATCTTGTGTTGGAACGAAAGTCGGAGTAGACGGCACGACAGGTCTGTAATCCCACGCTCCGGTATCAAAAGGTTCCACTCTCAGAAAGTTTCCGTAATCTCTTGCGGTTTTGTATGGACCAAGGGCAGGTAGTGAGGACAGAAGTTTGAAATCTTCTGGAACAGCATAGCTCGTAAATTCAGATCTTAAATTACCGATCACCGTATTGCCGGACAAGTTGGCAAGTATGCCACTGGATACGATATTATTCTCTATCAAATTGTCAGCCTGTGAACTGTAATAAGTGATGGCGATACTGGCATTCGTCGCTCTGCTAAAAGTGTTGAAAGCGATTACACTGTTCGTCAAACCTTTCCCGTTCACGGAAGAACCATATCTAAAACCATTTCTGCAACCTGTCACAATATTGTTCAAAACAATCTGTCTATCGTGTCCATGCGCTCCCCAGTTCGTAAACTGCTCTTCAGCCGCACTGATACCCACCATTGGCAGACCGGATCTATTAAACTCCGGATTCCCCGTACACTGCACAAAATTTCTCATAATGTTTGATCGGTCACCATTTGTATAAATGCCGATAGAATAACAATCCATGAGATGATTGTCTACGACTGTGAGATTGTATCCCCTCAACCCGATACACTCCCCATAGCCTTCATGAATGTAGTTGTTCTGAATGACAATGTCATGAGCTAGTCCGGCGGAACTTTCATCTACCGACTGTACTTTGACGAGAGATTGCCATCCACCCGAAACTGTATTCGGCTCGTATCTCATCGCTGCTCTATACACTTCATTATTCTCAAACAATCCCCCATTCGTTCCCAAAAATTGCACTCCATGATCTTTACAATCGTGTATTACAGAATTTCTCACAGTCACATTGTCCCCCGTAATTTTCAAGCACACTCCTCCGCTCACATTACTTACATCAGCTCCGTCCAACACAATATTACTTTCCGAAATAGTCAACCCCGACGTATATGTCCCACCCTGTATCACAATCTCCTGTCTCTTCACGATCGGAAAGCAACCCGACAAAAACACAAAAAGCAGGAGCAAAAGAGTTCGAAACCATTTCATGTCAGCACACTTTCATCAAAAGGGAACAAAAAAGTTCCAGCAGGGGTCGCAGAGCGGGGCAAGGGTCCGGTGGGGGGGGTCGGCCGAAATCGGTGGGGGGTAGACATTATGTTAACAAATTCAACCTTAACATTTGTTAAGGTTCGCTGGCGTAGGGCGTAGGTATTATTCTTTAACATTTGTAATCGTTATATCATGGTCATCGGATTTGTTAAGGTTCTCATCACTCTCAATCACAGTGGAGTTGATGAAGTCGAACCAGCTGATTTTCTCGCCGTCGGTAGTCACGTCCAGTGGAGTCGGTACCTTGCCGAACCCATACTCCAACAATAGCTTTTTGATAGCTGGATTAGGAGATGAATACATATCACGGATAGCCTTTTCCAGCCTACTCATGGACACTGTAAACTTTCGGCGTCCCTCCTTCATCAACACAACAACTTGTTCAGATCCAATATCTAAAATCAAATCCCTCAACTCATCTCGTGCCTTTGGCCTCCCCTTCCTATTGATGTACTCAGGATGATTCTTTAAACTGTGCTCTATAAGGGAGGGGGGGACAGGCCTCCCGTTCTTATCCAACTTCACAGCAGGGACAACAGACTGAACGGGCTGTTCACTATCAGGAGCAGGTAGGAGCCGGTCTAAGCTGTCCAACGTGACTGAGCCGTTATTATCCGAGTGGAAGCGCTCATCGTGCGCTGTATAAAAGCGATGTTTCTTTGCCATACTCCCCTTATAAAACCGTTTTATTTTTACCGCCTTTTGCAACCGTTTTGTACAATGGCCAAAAGGTTTATAAACTTTATTTATCTGAAAAAAAGGACCTTCTCTGTGTGTTAAAATGGTTTTGGACCGAACGCTCGCTATTTTTATACAGTGTCAAGTGTGTTCACTGTACTTAATATATATATATATAAATATAGCGAGTGTAACCCCGAAATACGTTTTAACACACAGAAAACCTATTTTATAAACGGGCTTTTTCATTCATCTGGAGCGCCTGTTTTTTATAACAAACGGATAAGTACCCATAAAAAGGTTCATGGATAGAGCGCCTGTTTTTTAACATTTCAACCTTAACAAATCGTCTCCGGCTGTTCATCTGCTATCAGTCCCAAAAGGCAAACCTTAACAAATCACATTTCAAGCTTTTGAACCTTAACAAATTCCAAAAAATGGCCTGTTTTGGACCTTTTTTCAGTAAAAAGTGACCGTTTGTGTCGTCAACCTTAAAAAATGGTCATTTAACCTTAAAGTTTTGCCAAAAACCCCTAAAAAACCCCTAAAAACCTTTACAAAACGGGCGAAAAAGGTTAAACTGAGCTCGTTCAGTTTAACTTGAACCTTAACAAAACGGAATACACGTGACGGGCGGACGGCCGGAACCTACTGTGGTGGAGCGGTTTTCCAGCGGGGAAAAATAGGCTCAGTTTAGCTGAGCGGGAAAAAAGCGGAACAGCAAGGTCCACAAGCCAAACCTCAAAAAACGTGTGAGCCAAAAAACAAAAGTTGACAAGTTAGGGCTGACGGGTTGGATACCGTCGGGTGGAATTTGTTAAGGTTTGTTTTTGAGGGCAATCAGTCCGGAAATCCGATCCAAGGAAAGTGGATAGATTACCGAGTTGATCAGTGGTGCGAAAACTGGTCATACTGTTTCGCAGGAAAAACAAAAGAGCCGACAGAACGGCTCCGGGGGAAAAGGCGAAACGGGACAGGCGCTGGGTGGTCCCTCCAAATGTGTGAGGCTGGATAAGCTGAAGCGGGTGGGCGCTTAGGTTCGCGGGGACCTAGCACAAATGGAAACTCAGAACGGTCTAAGGTTAGATACAAACTCCACGATACGTACTTGATGTAGCGGGTTGCGAAGGGGAGCGGGGGATATAAAAGTTTGAACGGGGGAAGTTGTAAATCCAATGTTAAAAAAAGTTTTGGTGCGTCCAGGCGCAGCGGATTGTTTCATTCGGCCGACAAGTTTTTTTATAGCTTGTCGGTCGGTGTGAGTCAATCAGCGTGATT